TATCTTGTGTCTCTCCTGCTAGGTCAACACTACATCTTGCGGTCACCATCGTCCGGTGGGATAAATTTCGACCGAAACTCCGAAATCATGGCAAGCTGATGCCTTTAACTACAGCTGCGGAAACGTGTAACCGAGCCAGCACTAATCCTGCTCTGTCGCGCCCATGACAACAGGGAACTGCAAACCCGAAAGGGACAAAGCCTGGCGAGGCAGCGAAGGAACGGAATGTGAGTGCATTCCTAGTACGCAGGGCAGACTCACCGCGAGGGTGGGCTGAGTAATGAGTACCACGGCGAAAGCCGTCCGCTCCGGCGGGTGCAAGGGCCAATCGCAGACGGCGCTGTCTGGGCTTTTGCAGGGGAAAATGGGTGAATTGTGTTTGGAGGTAGCGAATGATCAATTTATACGGGCATCAACAGGCGGCAATCGAGCAGATCCGGGCGTCATTTCAGGCAGGAAATAAGCGGGTTTTGCTGGCCGCACCATGCGGATTCGGAAAAACCATTGTCAGCGCTTGGATGGCCAAAGAAGCACTCAGCAACGGCAAGCGGGTTCTGTTCGCGGCAGACCGGGTGAAACTGGTCGATCAGACGCTCTCGGCTTTTGACAAGTTCGGGATCGACTATGGCGTGATCCAGGCTGATCATCCGCTGACCGATTACAGCAAGCCATGCCAGATCGCCAGCATCCAAACACTTGGTCGGCGAAGAAATATCCCAGATTATGATCTCTGTATCGTGGATGAATGCCACACCGCATACAAATCAATGACCACAATCATGGATCGGCGCAATGTGCCAAAGTATGTGGGACTGAGCGCAACGCCCTATAGTCGGGGACTCGGGCTGATCTGGCAGGATCTGATCACGCCAATCACAACCGAAAAACTGATCGAGCAGGGATTTCTGACGCCAATCCATTACTTTGGTGGGCGCTCTGTGGACGTTTCTAAGCTAAAAACGAAGGCTCTGGCTACTGGCGGCTCGGATTACGATCCAAACGCTCTAGAAGCCGCCACAGACGCCGATACGGGCTTGGTGGGGGATATCGTTCGGAACTGGCTGGAACACGGCGAGAATCGCCAGACAATCGCATTCTGCCCGTCTATCAAGCAGAGCAAGTTTCTGGTCGATGAATTCAAGCGGCACGGGATCGATGCCAGACACATTGACGGATACGATGAAGAAAGCACACGCAGGGAGATCTACCAGGGCCACGAATCCGGCGAGTTCAAGATACTAAGCTGCTCCAAACTGCTGGGCGTGGGATACGACAGCCCGAACACCAGTTGTCTGATCGATGCCCGGCCCACGAAATCCGTCATCCTGTACCAGCAGGCAGCGGGCAGGGTGATCAGATCCGCACCGGGCAAAGAATATGCGATCTACCTGGATCACGCTGGGAACGTGCAGCGGCACGGAATGAGCGAATTACTGGTTCCAGAATCCCTGGATAACCGAGAAAACACATTCTCCGAGCGGAAACAGGTTAAGAAGGAAAATCCCGAAGAGGCGGCGGTCAACGAATGCGGCAGCTGCGGCCAGATAATGCAGGGCTTGAAGTGTAAAAGCTGCGGATATGAGATTCACATCACCAAAGCGCTGGAAAGCACCAACGAACTGCTGGTTCGGCTTACTGGGAAGAAGAAAGCATTCACGCAGGAAGAGAAATCGCTCTGGTATTCAAATCTGCTGAAATATGCCAGACAATCAGGATTCAAAGACGGCTGGGCGGCTTACCAGTACAAAAGCAAATTCAAATGCTGGCCCAGGAAGCTGCAACTGGATCTGAAAGCGCCGATACAGCCAGAAGTTGTGAATTACATAGCATCGAGGCAGATAGCCTATGCTCGACGCAGAGCGAAACAATAAATCCCAGCGGGCGGTGGATTGGGTTTTTCTTATTTTTCCCCAGAAAACACCCGCAGCATGCGATGGGTGACTCCCTTGAGAAGTTCATTCGGCCCAGGCGCATGCCGTCCGGCCCACGATACGGGCCACTAACATGATCTGCGGAGACTGCTGGATTTACGCTGATAATCCGTTTTGTACGCCGGAATCGCACGAATCTGTTCAAAAATTGACCAAAAGTGAACAAAAAAGTGATTTTTTTCATCAAAACTGTTTACTTTTCGATTCAGATGCCGATAATACTACACATGGAGCGGCACAAAGCGGCTCAAAAACGGAGAAAACAGAATGAAAGCATATATACATTTTCAACAACGCAACCAATTCACTGGCGACACAGAAGGTCATAAGTATGTGGCAACTATCGAATGCGGAGATCGCGAGATCGATGACGCTCTGGAATACGCATGGTTGCGAACCAACAATATTCATGGCTCATGGTCGCGAGGCGAATTCGTTGATGGCGAAATCAACAATGATTTTTCAGAGGATGTTGTTAAAGTCGTTGATCTGCCAGAGTTTGACGGAAAAGTATTTGGCCATCGTTCAAGCATGATCGGAGACATCTTTGTCATTGACGGAACCAAATACAGAGTTGCCGGTCATGGCTTCAAAGCAGTTTCTGAAGCTGCGTAAAATCGACTAACAATCAAGTCCACAACCCGCTTAACTGCGGGTTTGGCAGTGAAAGACCATCAAAAAGAGGGCAAACGAATGAAAAAAATCAAAAGCATAGCAATGGACAGTTTCCTGCAAATCATCCGATATGGCGAGTATGATCCGACTGACGATGTTTTGGATGAAGTCCTGGAAGCGATGTTGGAAGAGGAATCAGCATCTGAGATTCTGAACAACGCCGTGAATGGCGATGAACTTTTGGCCACGTTGCGCATTCAGCAGCATGCCATGAAGGATCTGGAGGCCCAGAAGCGGGCAGATAGACGCGAGGCCCAGCTGCTGCGAGAATACGCCCAACAAGCACTGGAAGCGTATGAAGATGAATCATGGATGATCTGGGAAGAAGGCGCACGACCAATGCCGGGAGAATACCAATGAAAAAGATTGCAGCAGAGGCGTTTTACGCGATGGCGAGTTGTTTCCTGATGGTTTTCCTGATGATGATGTTTTTGCACGGGATAACGTCAGCAGATCCGCATTACGGCGACATTTGCCAGCAGCGACACGCATGGGAAGCAACTGGCCACGATTATGTTGGAATACCGCCGGGAGCTGATAACTGCTAGGGAGGAAACAAAGTGACAGATCAAGAAATTATCGATTTGTATGATCGGAGCAATATTACGCTTTCGGATTTATCAAGAATTAGCGGAAGAACTGTATCCGAACTCAAAAAACTGCTCATGGGCGCTAAATGAAACAAGACATGGTGAATAGCCCATCGCATTATGCCGATCAGGGAGTTGAGTGTATTGATTACATCAAGCAGCAACTCACTGCTGACCAGTTCAGGGGTTATTTGCTTGGCAACGTCACAAAGTACATCCATCGCCACAACTACAAAAACGGGCTGGAAGATCTGAAGAAAGCCCAGTGGTATCTGGATCGCTATGTTTCAGCGTATGAAAGCAAAAAGCGATGAAGGCATCGATATGAAACCAATCAAGCGAATCGGGAAGGCGGTGCGAGAGATCGTGCAGACTTCCACAGAACTGCAAGCTGGCTACCTGGCTCTGTCAATTTTGGCTCTGATAATCATCCTGGCACTGATATGAGACAACTTAGCGAACTAAACATCATCGAACACTGCGACCAGTGTATTCACCAAATTCGAGACAAACATAACCCGAATCGTTTATACTGTTCCAAACTCACTGAAAAATATGGGTTTGGAGTGGAAATATGCGTAAATCGGAATTTCCCAACAATCTGCCCGCTGCCGAAAGTCTGACAGTTGATAATCCCTGTGTCGGGATCTGTTCGACCAGCACTGTCGGATCAATCTTCTGCGTGGGCTGCAATCGATATTACAAAGACGTGATCAATTGGAACGCTTACGGCTTGGATGAAAAGATCCTGGCCATGATGCGAGCCGTCGAGCATCGCAAAGCCAAAGAAAAGGGCTTTGTGGATGACAATCACGACTACTTGGCGAACAATCTGAAGTCTTGATATAATCCCGTCATCAGCTGCTTGGGGCGGCTGCGCATTTTGTACGGGGTACAGATGGCAAAAGACTTGATTGAGCATTCGGTTGTCTCGATAGACGATCTAATACCGTACGCTCTAAATTCTCGCACTCATTCCGATGCTCAAGTGGCGCAGATTGCCGCCAGCATATCGGAGTTCGGATTTCTCAATCCAATCATCGTGGACGGCGAAAACGGCATAATTGCTGGGCATGGCCGTGTATTGGCTGCCCGTAAACTGGGCAAAACCCATCTTCCAGTGGTACAGGCAAAGCATCTGACAGAGGCCCAGAAAAAGGCTTATGTCATTGCGGATAATCGCCTGGCGCTGAATGCTGGCTGGGACACCGAAATATTATCAACGGAACTCACCGCGCTTCAGGAATCAGATTTCGATCTTGAACTGCTCGGATTCGATTCCGACGAACTGGCCAAGCTGCTGGAACCGGAAACAGTCGATGGTTTGACCGACGAGGATGAAGTTCCCGACGTGCCAGACGATCCGATAACCAAGCCAGGCGATGTCTGGGTCATGGGCAATCATCGTCTGATGTGTGGTGACAGCACCAGTTCTGATTCCGTTGAGAATTTAATGGAAGACAAAAAGGCAGATATGGTTTTCACCGATCCGCCATACAATATCGACTACGGAAATATAAAACATCCAAAATTCAAACAGAGAAATATTGAAAACGACAATATGAGCCAGCAAGATTTTGCTGATTTCTGCTCGTCTTTTTCCGCAAATATTAAATTATTCTGTGATGGTTGTGTTTATGTCTTTGGCCCGCCTGGGCCGGATGGCAGGATTATGTTCTCTGAACTCGATAAAATACTGCATTGCTCGACCACTATCGTTTGGAACAAAGATCAGTTTACTCTTGGGCGCGGCAAATATCAGAACAAATATGAACCATGCTGGTTTGGTTGGAATAAGACGGGTTCTGCATTCATTGATGATAGGAAATTGACTAACGTGTGGGATTTTCCCAGACCGAAATCAAGCGATCTTCATCCTACAATGAAGCCGGTCGAACTGGTCGAAAACGCAATCGGGCATGCTTCAAATGTTGGTGGTATCGTATTGGATCTTTTCGGTGGATCTGGGACAACGCTAATTGCAGCAGAGAAAACATCCAGAATTGGTATGTTGATGGAACTGGATCCCAAATATTGCGATGTGATAATCAATCGATGGCAGGACTTTACTGGCAAGCAAGCTATTCTCGAATCCAGCGGAGAATCGTTCAATGAAACGCGGCAGGCAGGGTGAAGGCGGAGGAAGGCCCATGAGAGTATTTGACGAGGCTGAAATCGCACAGGTAGAGGCTCTGGCAGCTGTTATGTCGAAAAAGCAGATGTCCGATTATTTCGGTGTCGGCGAGACTACTTTCCGCGAGATCGAGGGCAGACAGCCTGAAGTTTCCGAGGCTTATCAAAAAGGTAAAGCCAAAGCCATCGGATCGGTCGGCCAATCTTTGATTCAGAACGCCAAGCAGGGCAACGTAACTGCGCAGATTTTCTATCTGAAAACGCAGGCTGGATGGCGTGAAAGCGATGAATCCGAAGCGCAGCGCGAACCAATAACGATCAATCTGATCAAGCCAGATGGCTGATATACGGCCGACTGCGCCGCAGTATGAATACATAACCAGCGAGGCAAGATTCCCGGCTCTAGTTGCCGGATTTGGCGCTGGCAAGACTGAAGCGGCGATCCTGCGGTCTGTTCTGGGAATTTTACGAAGCCCCGGATTGAATCGCGGGTTCTATGAGCCGACCTATGATCTGATTCGGATGATTGCATGGCCGAGGTTTGAGCAGACTTTGACGGAGATGAAAATCCCATACAAGCTGCAAAAGTCTCCACTGAACCAAATCACCATCGAGGGTTATGGCGTGATCTTTTTCCGCAGCATGGAGAACCCGAACCGAATCATCGGATATGAGCATGCCGATGCTGACATAGACGAACTGGATACGCTCAAGAAGGATGACGCTGCCCACGTTTGGCGGCAAGTGATCGCCAGGAACAGGCAGCAGAAGCCAAGCGGCATCAACTCCATCGGCGTGACAACAACGCCAGAGGGCTTCCGATTCGTTTACGACACATGGAAGCGCGATCCGCAGCAGGGATACGAAATCATCCAAGCGCCGACCAGATCTAACAAGCATCTGCCGCCGGGTTACATTGAATCCCTGGAGGATATCTATCCAGCCAGCTTGCTTGATGCCTATCTCGAAGGCAATTTCGTCAATCTCACATTCGGCACGGTATACAACAGCTATGAGCGCGGAATGCACCATAGCCGGGAGACTATTCGCCCAGGTGAGCCGCTGTATATCGGCTGCGACTTCAACGTCACCAAGCAGTGCGCGGTGGTCTATGTCCGGCGCAACGGCGATGAATGGCATGCAGTTGAAGAATTGATCGATATGTACGATACGCCAGACATGATCCGAATCATCGAGGATCGTTACTCCGAGCATCCGATCTATATCTACCCGGACGCTACTGGCCGAGCTAGGAAAACAGTGAATGCCAGCACTTCTGACATATCGTTGCTTGAGCAAGCTGGATTCATGGTTCGCGTCAAGAAGTCGAATCCATCTGTAAAAGATCGTGTCATGGCAGCGAATGCTGCTTTTGAGCGCGGTGTGCTATACTGCAATGCTATAAATTGCAAGACTCTGGCCGAATCAT